TCTGGTCATTATCATCATAAGTCAGACGATAGTCATATTTACTATCTCGGCAATCCCTATGAACTTACTTGGCAAGATTACAAAGACCCTCGAGGATTCCACTTGTTTGATCTCAACAGTCGAGAACTCGGATTCATTAGAAATCCGTATACTATGTTTGAAAGAGTCGAATACAACGACAAAGAGCAAGAACCCATCGACCTCGACACAATCGATTTAAATCAAAAATTTGTAAAACTTGTAGTCGTCAATAAAACTGATTTTTATAAGTTTGATAAATTTATACAAAAGTTGTATAATAAAGGCTCATATGAAATCAAAATTATTGAAGATCTATCAGAGTTTGAAGATGGTGAGGTCGGTGAAGAGATTAACCTTGAAGATACGTTATCTGTGCTTGCTCATTACATTGACTCGATTGAAACGGATATTGATAAAGAACAAGTTAAAACATTCATGCGAACACTCTACACAGAAGCAGTAAATGTTGAGGTTGTTTAATGATAGATCAAACTACATACACTGTTTACGAAAGTGCAGTTAGAGATTATATTGATAAACATTGTATAGTTAGAAAAAATATGCCAGGAAAATATCCTGGACAAAAATACACTTGGATGTTTTATCTAAGAAATGGATTGTTTAATCCAGTGTTTCTACATTATGTTAGTGAAATGATGTTATATAAATTGCATCAAGAATTAAAAACTTTCCACTTTCAGATTTGTGGAGCTGAGACAGCAGGAACACCACTTGCTGCCTCAATACCTTTAATAGCATATTCTCATAAAATAGAAATGTCTGGATTTGTTGTCAGAAAAGATCAGAAAACTTATGGTCTAAAAAATTGGCATGAAGGTATGGCATTTAAAGATGTTCCGTATGTATTAGTAGATGATCTCTGTAATTCTTCAAAATCTTTAAAACATTCTGATACTGTTTGCAAAGCACTTGGTTTGACACCAACAAACATTGCTATTGTTGTAGTTAATAAAGTAAATAAAAATGTTCATGAAGAAAAACGTGCTAAAACAGATATGTATCTACCAAAGGAATATAAGGTTATTTCTTTATTCGACTTAGATTCTTTTAATCTATCTAACCCATCGCATTAATGTGAAATGGAAGGCTAAATGAATAATTATGAAAAACACGCTCGTGAAGAATTCCGAGCAGCAGGTTGGGTAAACGAAAACGGAGAATTCACTGATGAGATGCAGGGGATGATTTGTGAACATGTTCTGAAATTGTTGGAAGTTTTTGAAGGTGAGGGGCACTCTGGCTCTTCTGCACCATATGCTATTAATCTATTCTCAAGACTAGCGAAGTTTGAACCGATCGCTCCATTAACTGGTGAAGACTGGGAGTGGAGCGATACTGGGCATGATGTTTATCAGAACAAGCGAGCATCCCATGTATTCAAGGATAAAGCCACTGGTGAATGCTACGACATCGATGGTAAAGTGTTTTGGGAGTGGGCTAAGTCCTATGATACAGGTGAACCATTCAAGTCATACTATACCTGTAGAGAATCACGAGTACCAGTGACTTTCCCATACACTGTACCGAAAGAACCAGAGTATGTATATCGCTACTCTGATGCCGAGCCACCAGCACCTCCACAAACTGAAGCTGGGTTTATTTAATGATTGTATTTAATAACCCACAATAGAAAAATGAAAACTCCTAAATAAAATTAGGAGGATTTATGAAATTCCATAAACTAACAGAAGAACAACTTTTGATTTTAACTAATCCATCTAAGACTTTAGTAGAAATATCTAAAGTTCTTGGTATAGGAACTGCTACTGCCCAACGATGGAGATCCAAACTTGGGGTCACTGTTCCAAAAGGCAGCAAGAAAGGGAAAGAAAGACCATGGCAGGTTAAACAAGAAGAACGAAGTTGCTTGTATTGTGGAGCATCTTTTATGGTCACTCCATCTGACACTAAAAGATATTGTTCTCAGAGTTGCGGTAGTAAGAACATTGATAAATCTTATATGCAAACTGAAGAATATAGAAATACCTTGAAAAAGGAAAGCACTCCAGAATATCGTAGATACTCAAATAGAGTGCATGTTTTAACTAGAAAAATATACGAAGAGCATCACACAGAGATTAACCCAAACAATTATCCAAGAGGGTTAGCTGGTCAAGCTGGAATCTACCACTTAGATCATATTGTCTCTATTCGATATGGATTTGATAATAACATTCCACCAGAAGAAATTGCTGTTAAAGAAAATCTTCAGATGTTACCGTGGAAAGAAAACATTAGTAAAGGTAAGTGAATGATAACCTTCCGCTCAATCGCTTGGCAGAATTTCCTATCAACTGGCAACTCACCGAATAAAGTTCTATTAAACAAATCACCCACAACTCTTATTATTGGTAAGAATGGTGAAGGTAAAAGCACAATTTTAGATGCATTGTGCTTCTCATTGTTTGGAAAACCATTTCGTAACATTAATAAAAATCAGCTGATTAATAGTATCAATGGTAAGAAATGTATTGTTGAGATTGAATTTTCTATTGGTGCAAAAGATTATAAAATTGTTCGTGGCATCAAACCAAATATCTTTGAGATTTGGCAAAATGGCGAACTATTAAATCAAGATGCAGCATCAAGAGATTATCAAAAGATTTTAGAACAGCAGATCCTTAAACTTAACTATAAGACATTCACACAGGTAGTAATTCTTGGTAGTGCATCGTTTGTTCCATTTATGCAATTACCTCCAAGCCAACGCAGAGAAGTGATCGAAGATATTCTTGATATTCGCATATTTTCTACAATGAACCAGTTATTAAAGGAAAAGGCACAAGAAACTAAGGATGAAATTATTAGAGTTGAGTCTGACATCAAAAGTGCAAAGGATAAAGTCGAAGCGCAACAAGTTCTCATTAAAACTCTCTCCAATGCAAAGGATGAGAGCATTAAAGCAGTCCAAGCGAAGATTGATGCTAACAATGCTCAAATTTCTACTACGGAGAGCGAGATCATCACCATCGTGGAAGAGATCAATACTCTTAAAGCAAGCATCACAGGTAAGGAAAGATTATCTGAAGATATTGAGAAAGCCAAACAGTTAAAAACCAAACTCAATGAAAAGGTAGAAACCTGTGAACATGATGCAGAGTTTTTCAACGAACACGATGTATGCCCATCATGTGCACAAGACATTCCTGAAGATCATAAGCAAAAGATTATTCATGACTTGCATAATAAGATGCAAGAGAATAATAAAAAGATCACTGATTTGGAAGATGCCCTTACTAATCTGACAAACAAATTAACAGACATCAATAAGATCATTGATGAGATTACTACAAAGAATATCGAACTCTCTACAAAGAACTCAACTATCACTTTATTAAATAAACAAATTAAAGAGTTTGAAACTGAGATTGAAACAAATAAAGCAGACACTACGAATCTTGATGAAGAAAAGGCAAAGTTAAAACAACTAGCCAAGGATGCTCTCGACAAGATTACTCTGAAGAATTCTCTACAAGAAACTCGAAATCTTGAAGAGGTTGCATCCATTCTTCTGAAAGATACTGGTATTAAAACTGCGATCATTCGTGAGTATCTACCTGTGATGAACAAACTTATCAATAAGTATCTAAATGCGATGGATGCTTATATCCATTTTGAACTTGATGAAGCATTCAATGAAATTGTAAAATCTCGTCATCGTGATGATTTTACATACGCCAGTTTCTCTGAAGGCGAGAAGATGCGTATTGACCTTGCAATCCTTTTCACTTGGAGACAGATTGCAAAGATGAAGAACTCAGTCAATACAAACCTACTCATTCTTGACGAGATCTTTGATTCTTCTCTGGATACTGCAGGAACAGATTACTTCCTCACATTGATGAACTCATTCGGTGAAAACTCCAACATCTTCGTTATTTCTCACAAAGGTGACCAGCTATTCGATAAGTTTAGGTCAGTGATTAAATTTGAAAAACGCAACGATTTTAGTGTAATTGTAAAAACGTAAGTATCTACTTACCTGCAAACCCTTATCTACACAGGGTTTTAGTCCTCCAAAAAAGTGCTTGTCTTTTATTCATTTTTAGGGAATAATTACGGTATAACTCATGGAGAAATGTGATGGAAAGTATGTGGTCTGATTTTAGTGATTACTCCCTTGTGATGCTTGCACTAAGATATGGCATTGCAGATGAACTTGAATTTGATGGTCTTGGACTATTGAATCGTGAACACGTTGAGCGTGTTCTTACTGATGTTGAGCATGATATGGCATTTGGAGAATAAATAATGGAAATGAAATCGACTGATCTCTCCGCACGACTTCTTGCAACTGAAAACCTATCGGTGATTCGTGCACGCACTCGTACTGCATCTTTTGACATTAAGTCACGTGTGTTGACTCTTCCGATGTGGAAAGACATGACTCCTGAAATTGAAGATATGCTTATCGGACACGAAGTCGGTCATGCTTTGTATACTGGCGAACCATATATGGAACCCATCAAGGAAAATCCTAAGATGATGGGCTATCTGAACATTATCGAAGATGTTCGAATCGAAAAACTTATCAAACGCAAGTATCCTGGTCTGCGCAAACGCATGAACGAAGGATACAAGCAACTCAACGATCGTGACTTTTTTGGCATCAAGCAAGTGCCGAGTCTCGACAATCTTCTTCTTATCGACAAAATCAATTTGTATTTCAAAGCTGGATTCCAATGCGGTGTCAAGTTTGATGCAGACGAAAAAGAATTTGTCAATCGTGCTGAACGTACCGAAACTATCGAAGATGTGATTGCTCTTGCAAAAGACATTTATGCTTTTTCAAAACAGAAAGCAGAAGAACGCAAGGAGCGTATGAAACAAGAGAATCCTCTAGACCTAGAAGACGATGAGGAAGATGATCCAGTCTATGGAGACTTTGATGTTGATATGGATGGTGACTGGAGTGAAGAAGACGATGAAGATTCTGATCTTGACCCACTTGGTAACACACCTAAACATCAGAACGATGAGCGTGCAGAAAAAGAAGAGGATCTAGAGTCTCAAACTGAACGCATTTTTCGCAACAAACTTGAAGATCTGGCTGACGAAAATACAGAGTACAAGTATTGGAAATTTGATACCGAGTATGAATATGATCCGATCATTCCGTACAAAAGAATTCTAAACGAAACTAAAAGTCCAGAACAGTGGACTATGGAACAGAACGAACAGTATGACTGGACTCTGCGTCACATGAGTGATGAGCAAAAGGCTAAATTTTATGAAAGTCTTGGGAAAGATTTCTTGCAGTTTAAGAATGAGTCTAGTCGTACGGTAAACTATCTTGTAAAAGAATTCGAGATGAGGAAGTCCGCTACACTTTACAAACGTGCATCTGTTTCTAAGATTGGCTCTCTTGATATGCGTAAAATTTATGCATACAAGTTGAAGGACGATCTTTTCAAGCGTGTGACTACTTTTCCTAATGGTAAGAATCACGGCATGATTATGCTTGTGGATTGGTCTGGTTCGATGAATGATGTGATTCGTGATACGTTGAAACAGGTTATCAATCTTGCCATGTTCTGTAATAGAATTCAAGTACCGTATCGTGTTCTTGCTTTTACATCTGCATATGAGGAAACTAGTAGGCAAGAGCGTAATTCTAATATGACTCCAGAAGAATATAGAAAGTATGTAGATATTCAACGTGAAAAACATAGGATCAAATCAGAACAAAATGAACTGATAAATTGCGTTGATGGTTTTCATCTAATGGAGTTGTTCAGCAACAAGATGACTACTAGCGAATTTAATATTATGGCTAAACGTGTGCTAGATCATCGTTTCTTTTGGAACAAAGGGTATGCCACTGGTGGCACTCCCCTTAATGAAGGACTGGTATGGATGTATCATAAACTCGGAGAATACATTAAGAACAATTCCATCGAGAAAATGACATTCATCACTCTAACTGATGGTGAAGGTGGTTCTTTGACAACTTATAATCGTAGTATTGAAGACTCACGTACTGAGATTAATGGTCATGAATATAAACGCATCAAAATTAAAAATCTAATTCGTGATGAGATCACACAAAAAACTTATGAGATTGATCGTTACTCTAACAGTCAAACAAACACCATTTTGCGTATGATTAAGGATCGTTACAATGTCTCACTTGTTGGATTTCATATCTGTGAGAATCGTAAAGGTGATCTTAGAAACTTCTTGCAAGCGTCGTTGCCGAGTTTCCGTGGCGATTTTCACTCAGTGATTGAAGACTGGCGTAAAGATTTTCGCACTAAGGGATTTGCTTCTATTGCAAATAGTGGTCGTGATGAACTGTTTTTGATCCCCCAATCATCAACTGTGATTCAAGAGGGTGAGTTGGATGTCAATGCAGATGCTAATGCTAAATCGATTGCAAAGAACTTCGGTAAATTCCTCAATGTGAAAAAGACTAGTCGAATCTTATTGAATCGCTTCGTAACCCTTGTAGCATAAGGGGTTGCAATAACCCCACTAAGTGTAGGGTTATTGTAGAAAAGACTTGTCTTTTATTAGATTTTGAGTAATAATTATACCTGTAACTTTATTATGGAGATTTGTGATGGCAAAAGTTGATGAAATTTTTAGGCGTGAGTTTGAGATTAAACTCTTTGAGATGTATCCTGATGTGCAATCTAAGGGAACAGTGAGTCGTCCCCAGTTGCTTGATGTTATGTCTAAACTCAAGACTGAGAAATATCCCCTGTGGCTTATGAAAGATAAAGTTGGTCGTGGTTTGTATGCCATTAATGGTGGTACCAATCGTGCTGCTGTTGTTGGTAATACTGCTTTGAAAGATAATCCTGTGAAACAAGAATCCTTTGTTGTCGACTATACCAACACTTCAGCATTGATTCCCCGAAAAGATCCTAATTTTGTGCCATTTGGCAACTATGGTGATTTGGAAAACATCATTAAGTCTGGAATCTTTTATCCTGCATATATCAGTGGACCAACTGGTAATGGTAAGTCCACGATGGTTGAGCAGATTTGCGCTAAACACAAGAAACCTCTCATTCGTGTTAACCTCAACATGATGACTGATGAGGAACAACTCATCGGATCGAAGACTCTCGAGGATGGTAACGTGCAAATTGTAGAAGGTCCAGTGCTTATTGCAATGCGCAATGGTACAACTCTGCTTCTTGACGAGATCGATGCTGGATCTGCAAATACTCTGTTGTGTTTGCAACCGATTCTTGAGGGTAAACCTTATTACTTTAAACTCAAGAATGAGATGATTGTTCCAGCTGCTGGATTCAATGTCATTGCGACTGCGAATACTAAGGGTAAGGGTTCAGACGATGGTCGTTACATCGGTACGAATATTTTGAACGAAGCATTCTTGGAGCGATTTGCCGTAACATTCGAGCAGGATTATCCCAATGCAAAAGTAGAAGTTAAGATTGTAAAGAATCTCATGGAAACTTATTCATGTGTCGATGAAGAGTTTGCAGAGACACTCGTAAAGTGGGCTGATGCAATTCGCCGAACTTTCGAGGATGGTGGTGTGGATGAAACGATTACAACTCGTCGTATGATTCACATTGTTCGTGCCTTTGCGATTTTTAAAGATCGTGCTAAGGCAGTGCAACTCTGTTGCAATCGTTTTGACTCTGCAACAAAGACTGCATTTATCGATTTGTTCGATAAAGTTGCAAATCCACAGCCTGAACCTGAAGTAGTTGCAGAGGAACCCAAGAAACCTGAGTCAGATGAAATCCCCTTCTGATAGTAGGGTTATTACAAAAAGAACTTGTCTTTTAATTGCACTTGTAGTATAATTATTTCTCAAAACTTGAAAAGGAACTTTATTATGTTGAAATTTGCAAACCTGTCACTTTCCCAAAAGCGTTTTGTTGTTGCTGTTCTTGAGCAGAACAAGCAATACAAAAAGGATGGTCGCATTACTCTGAAAGAGTGTGCTGCAATCTATTATTCATTGCGTGACCAACGCACTGGTGCTAAGGGTGAGAAGATCGGTTATCCTAACTGGTTGTTCAATAAGAACAAGATCGAGCGTGGTGTGTATCAGCTACCACTACCCACTGATGCAGAAATGACTGCATATCAGAAAGAACTTGCTGAAAAGCAGACTCCCAAAGTCGCTAAGGCTAAGGCTAAAGTTGCGAAACTTCAGAAAGCCAAGACTGTTAAAGTCAAGAAGCAAGATGTAGTTGCAGAAAAGAAAGAAGCGATTGAGACTTCTCGTCTGCAGAAAATTATTGATGATTCTGTTGAAGTCGATCAAGATGTAGAAGACTTCAATCAGATTCTGAAAGAAAATGGTATCGAAGTCTAATACTTAGACTTTACTTGTCGCAGGGAGATACGCCATCGTCTCCCTGCGATTCTTTTCGTTTGATGGTTATATAATGGAGATAATATGTCTAAACAAGATCTACTTTTGAAACACTTGAGGAATGGTAAGGTATTTACTGCCAAACAGATTTCTGCTTCTTTTGGTATCGCTCATCCTGCCAGCACTATCCGTAATCTTCGTGAGCAAGGTTATTGCGTTTATGCAAACGACGCAGTTGTGAACGGAACTAAGGTTGTTAAGTATCGTCTTGGCCAACCTACTCGTTCTATGGTTGCAATTGCCAATCGTGTTGCAGGTGCTTCTGTGTTTACTCGTTAAACAGTGAACTGCATATGGACACTTGAAAGAGTGTCCATATTTGGTTTCATTGGAGATGAATATGGCAAGCAAAGAAGAAGTTAAAAAATCTCAAAACGCAACGACAGGTGGTCGTAAATTTGATGGCGGTAAACTGCAATACGGTTTACTGCCACCACTTGCATTAAAAGCAACTGTAGAAATTCTAACATTTGGTGCAGAGAAATACGAACCAGATAATTGGAAACATGTTCCAGATTCTAAGCGCAGATACTTTGATGCAATGCAACGACATCTATGGGCATGGAAAGAGGGAGAGCAAAACGATCCTGAGTCTGGTAAGAATCACTTGGCGCATGCAATGTGTTGCTTGATGTTTCTTTATGAGCATGATGTGAAATACTCTAAAGATTCCACAAAGTGAAAACGGCAAATATATTTGTCGGATTATCGGTTTTTGAGGTATAATGTTTATACATAGTAATGTAGTTTTATTTGACAGGAGAAAGTATGAAACTTAGTAAAGAAACAGTTGCTCTTTTTAAGAACTTTGCGGGAATTAACAGCAATCTTCTTTTAAAGAATGGCAACAAACTCGCAACAATCTCTGGTCAGAAGAATGTGATGGCAGATGCAACTGTAACAGAAACATTCCCTGACTTTGGAATTTATGATCTAAACGAATTCCTAGGTGCGATGTCTTTGTTCGATGACCCCGAACTCACCTTCCAAGACAAGTATGTATCAATCAGTCAAGGCAACATGAAGATTAAATTCTTCGCTGCAGAACCATCTGTTTTGACTGCACCTCAGAAAGCAATCACATTCCCTGAAGCAGAAATTTCTTTTAATATGTCAGCATCGATGCTGAACATGATCCATAAGACTGCCTCTGTTCTTCGTGCAGCAGATGTGTCAATTGTTGGTGATGGAACTACTATTACTGCAGTTGTTGGAGACAAAAAGAATGCTACTGGGAACTCTTTCAGTGAAGCAATTGGTACCACTGATAAAGCATTCAAAGTTAATCTGAAGGTAGAAAATCTAAAGATGCTTCCAGGTGATTATGAAGTATCTATTTCCAGCAAGAAAATTTCTCGTTTTAAATCTCCAAGCAGCGATTTGGTTTATTATGTTGCTGTGGAAGCTGATTCCACTTTTGATTTCTAAATGACGAGAGGGTATAATCCCTCTCTATTCTTTGTTATGTGGAGATTTATATGATTGAAAGTCGTGATGAACAGTTTTTGTGGGTTGAGAAATATCGTCCACAAAAGATTGATGATTGTATTCTTCCTGAGTCTTTAAAAAAGACATTCAAGGATTATGTCGCACAAGGTGAGTTGCCTCACTTTTTATTGTGTGGCACTGCAGGTGTAGGTAAAACTACCATTGCCAAAGCACTGTGTAATGAAATTGGTGCAGAGTATGTAATTCTTAATGGTTCAGATACTGGTGGTCATATCGACACACTCCGTACTACCATTAAGGGTTTTGCTACATCTGTATCATTGACTGATGCTAAGAAAGTTATTATCTTAGACGAAGCAGATTATCTACAGGCAAACTCCACTCAACCAGCACTCCGTAATTACATGGAAGAATTCTCTGCTAATTGCAGATTTATCTTCACTGCTAACTACAAGAATCGCATCATTGAACCGATTCATTCTCGCTGTGCTGTCATTGAATTCAAGATCGACTCAAAAGAAAAACAAGAAATCGCTGCTGCGTTTTTCAAAAGAGCCATTACGATTCTTAAACAAGAGGGTGTGGAATTCGATCCTAAAGTTGTAGCTGAACTTGTAACAAAACACTTTCCTGACTATCGTCGTATCCTAAACGAACTTCAGCGTTATTCCGTATCTGGTAAGATTGATTCTGGTATTCTTCTAAACATGTCAGAAGAATCTTTCAAGAGTCTTATCAAATTGATGAAGGAAAAAGACTTCACTGAAGTGCGTAAGTGGGTTGCTAAAAACTCTGATGCTGATACAACTTCTTTGTTTAGAGAATTGTATGATACTGCTTCTCAAAATTTAGAACCAAATAGTGTTCCTCAACTTGTATTAGTGTTGGCTGACTATCAATATAAAGCAGCATTTGTAGCTGATCATGAACTAAATATAATGGCGGCACTGACTGAGATTATGGCTCAGTGCAAATTTAAATGAGGAACTTATGGAATTTCTTATTCTAATTTTTGTTGCAATTATTTCTTTTTGCTGGGGTTGGAACCTTAGAGAAAGAGTTGTGATCAAACAAACTAATAAAATGTTTGAGAGTCTTGCTAAAGAGTTGCAAGATGAAGAACGTAATCTTATTAAAATAAAAATAGAAAAGCACAATGATATGCTTTTAGCGTATCATTATGAAGATTCGTTATTTATTGCTCAGGCTAATAATAGAAAAGAATTAGAAGACAGATTGAGCGAAAAATATCCTGGTAAAAGATTTGGTTGTACAGAGGATAACCTAAAAGAAATAGGATTTAGAACATGAGTTTGCTACCGATTATTAGTAATCACCAATATGGAAGTAGGAATGCAAAGGTTTACAAAGACTCACTGGGAAATTTTGGTGTTTTAGTATACGATTCTGTTGATGATTATAATGGATATGAGTCTTTTGCAGAATTGGAAAGTGCCAAGACATTTGCTGAGGATTGGATTTTGAGGGTAACATGACACCTTTTGACTTTATTAATGCAATAAATTTCACTAAACAAAATCTATTCGAAGATCCTCTTGCCCCTAAAGATTATGTTCCCTTTATTGTTAATAGAGGGTTGTCATATTTTCCAGATACTGTTCTCTATGCGAATGAGATGAATCGTATTT